GCAAACCTCCGTGGCGCAAACCTCCGTGGCGCAGACCTCCGTGACGCAAACCTCCGTGGCGCAAACCTCCGTGACGCAGACCTCGGTGGCGCAAAACTCCGTGACGCAGACCTCGGTGGCGCAAACCTCCGTGACGCAGACCTCCGTGGCGCAAACCTCGGTGGCGCAGACCTATTCCAGGCCAAATTTTATGGTAGAGGCGGAAAGACAAAAATTAATACCTCACAGGTAGCACAGTTCCACGAGGCGCTTGGAATCATAGTCGAAGACTGATATGGACAAAACACTTCAAGATAAATTCCGCCTAGAACTCATCGAAGCTCACCAGAAGCGCGCATGGGAGTCGTTCGCCCTCTATTCCTATTACGGCGCGCGCTATGCCGAGATCGAAAAGAGCGTCAAGGAATACCAGGACCGGATAGACAAGGCCCAGAAGGAGATATGGGCCTTGCAGGATGCGCCGGAAAATCATACGGTCGAGAACAAGGCCAAGCGGACAGCCCTGAAAAAGGACGTTCAGACGTATGAGGAGCGCATCAATTCGGTGCGCGACGTGATGAAGAAGATGTTCGAGGAATCGGCCAAGTTCCAGCAAGACGGCGTGGTCCAGCTCGAGATCGCGGATGCCATCAAGGTGTTCAAGGTCTCTACGCCGGAGGAGATCGCGGCTAAGAAGGAAATAAAGCCATGACCCATTTCCCCATCAAAGATCTGAAGCGCGCCGAGTACAACCCCCGCATCATGCCGGATGCGGAGATGCAGGCCTTGATGAAGTCCATCGAGTCAAAAGGTTTCATCGAACCTATTGTCATCAACATCGCCAAGGAGCGATACGGCACGATCGTGGGCGGGCATCAGAGGCTGACAGCGGTGGAAAAGTTGCTGGCCAAGGGAATCGAGATCAAAGGACTTCACCGAAAAGGTCCACAGGAAGTCGGATGGGATATTCCTTGCTTCACCGTCGAATTCAATCTCGAGGACGAGAAGCAGGCGAACATAGCGCTGAACAGGATCGGCGGCAAGTTCGACGAGGACAAGCTCTACAACATGATCGTCGAGATGAAGGATAGCCCGACATTGCCCACAACCGGCATGCGCGAGGATGAGATCAGCCGGATACTCGACCGCAACATGCCCGAGGCGGAGGACGACGACAAGCTCGTGCTCGAGGGCGATCCCATATCGAAACCGGGCGAGATATACGAGCTCGGCGAGCACCGGCTCATCTGTGGCGATGCTACCGACCCTGAGACGTACACCAAACTCTTGGGGAGCGTGCGGCCGGACATGATATGGACCGATCCGCCATACAACGTCGATTATAAATCTCACGGGGGGGGGCTGAAGAAGGAAGGCAAAGGGTCCCTCATGAACGATAATATGGATCCTATGGCCTTCAAAGAATTCATCGACAAAGCGTTCACGCATATGCTGAGGGTCGCAAAGACCGGCGCAGCCTTTTATGTATGCTCGGGCTGGCAGAGCTATCCGCAATTCCTCTCGAGTGCGCTCAAATCAGGACTGTATCATTCCGGCATGATCATCTGGGTGAAGCCGGGTGGCACGATCTCATACGCCGACTACAAGGCCAAGCACGAATGGATCGCCAAGGGCAAAAAGGCGGATAACAAAACCGCCGAATCCATCATGTATGGATGGAAGGACGGCGTGCATACGTTCTACGGCGACAACGAGTATGATGTCTGGGAGATGCCGAGAAAGGCGACGAGCAACTATCTCCACCCGACCGAGAAGCCCGACTGGTTGGCTATGCGCGCGATCAGGAACTCGACCAAGCGCGGGGACATCGTGCTCGATCCCTTCGCCGGAAGCGGAAGCGTCATGAGCGCATGCGACAAGACCGGCCGGCGCGCCTTCATGATCGAGCTTGATCCGAAGTTCTGCGACGTGATCAGGAAGCGCTACGACCGGATCGTAGCCGCCCGCCAAAAAGAAAATGAGTAGCGGACCGGCCCAGGTCCTCATGCCGGACCAGAAGATCTTCGAGAGCCACAGCGTGATCGGCGATAAGGGCGCGATCATGCAGCAGGGCGCGATCTTCCACATCTTCGAGCGCGTCGAATACCCGGAGGAGGGCGGCATCCTCGTCTACTACAAGGGCCTGCCGTATCCGAAAAAGGGATTCCCGTATCCCGAAGCCCTTCACGCGGTCGACGTGATGAAGCGCCTGTCACTGGTATTCGTGAACACGCTCGCCATGAAGGAGATGATCCTGCCTATCCTCGGACTGGCCATCCTGCCCTGGAAGATGAAGATGCGGGTACTCGAGCGGGCGCTCCACGAGTTCAACCGGCCGATCGAATGGTTCATGCAGGGGCATTTCATCAAGGACGAACGGCATGCGCCCTCCGCCCGGGCCCTGAAAAAATTCGCCCGTTCATTCCTCATGAATCTCGGGATACGCGAGGACGTGGCCCGCTATACCGCGCGGAACATCGCCACAGTGGTCGAATACGACGATGCCTACCGTTACCGCCTCGAGGATGTCATGAGCGAGACGCGCGACAGGTGGATGATAAGCGACCCGAAGCGCGAGGTACAGAAGCTCATCCGCATCTTCGCCGAACGCGAGACGGCCGACAACGTCAAGCGGACATTCAAATCGTTCAGCCGGATCGCCTCGATCATCCTTTTCATCCCCAAGGTCAGGAAGGCGCTCGTACAGGCGGTAAGGGAGGCCGGCATACAGCGTATGGCCATGGACGAGGCGGACAGGTATCATACGCTTCTGCGGGGAGATTATAACTACGGCGGCAAGACGATGGACGAGCGCCGGGAGATATTCAAGGCCAGGCATCCGGACGGCATCTACCCGCCGCAGATACAGATCGAATCGACTGAAATGCCATGACGACAGGCGAAACCATAATCCAAGTGCTCAAGATCATCTTTGGGACGATTGCCATTTTTATGCTCTGGAAAGTTTTACTACTGCTTGAGATAATAGCCGCAAAACCATGAACAAAAACACCATCGAAATCCCCCGTGCGTGGTTGGAGAGGCTGATAGAGCTACAGACAGACATCGAAAATGTGGCTAAATATGACGATAACCGTGTGGCTTATTTTAAGGGCTTTATTGACGCATCCGCCAAAGCCCTCCTAACACAAGAGAAATGAAGAACTACATGGCCAAAATATTTTGTTACTTTAACGGGCACACTTGGGCAATCGGGTTGAAACGAGAGGTTTGTACCGTCTGTGGTCTCACGAATTACTACTTTCCTCCTAACCAGCCAAGAGGCTAACCCTCAAGGCACTTCTACAAAGAGATGAAAAATAACAAAATAGACTTGTTAAGGAAGGCGAAGTCGTTTTTGACAAAATCAAAAGGCAAAAGGCGCGTGACGAAAGAAACAATCAAACTATCTCTCGCATGGGCGAGAGACGAAATAACTTTGGGCCAATTAAAGTTTGGGTTAGGAATATCGAGCAATAACAATTCCTACAGTATGATAGCAATGTCGCTTCGGGAATGGATACAAAATAAAAATCACTAAAATGACATCATCAAAGAAAATACTGGATGCGTGTTGCGGAAGTCGGATGTTCTGGTTTAACAAGAAGCATCCTGATGCGCTGTACATAGACAATCGGACGATGCCGCCGGTAAAACAGACGAATGGGGCGACGATTGAAGTTGCGCCGGATGCGGTGATGGATTTTAGGAAGCTAGATTTGCCGGATGAATCGTTCAAGCTTGTTGTATTCGACCCGCCACACATCCTGAAACGTGGCGGCAAGCGGTCATGGATGAAAGAGAAGTATGGCGAACTTGACAGGAAGACTTGGAAAGATGACTTGAAGGCTGGATTTAGCGAGCTGTTTCGCGTCCTAAAGCCCGACGGTGTTCTTGTGTTCAAGTGGAGCGAATCAGACATCCTCGTGCGCGAGATACTCGATTTGACGACGGTGCCCCCCCTATTCGGTCATCGCTCCGGCAAAGCTGGAAAAACTCTCTGGCTCACATTTATGAAACTATCCCCTCCCATGATCCCCACTAAAATGACATCATCAAAGAAAAGAACCGTCCAAGGTGCTCCTGACGAGAAATGGCAGGAACCTAAAATCCTAGAGAAAGGCGAAAGTACATTTAGAAACGGTGGCGGCTCGATGTGTGGCGGAGTAATAAATATGAGCACATTCAAGTCCGACCCCGAAGCGTATCTCATGGCCTATGTCATGGCAGACAAGCACTTTGAGGAATATAAGAAGGAAAGGGATGAGAAAAAACGCCATAAATTATTCGATAGGTACGCCCAAAGCATGATATGACTCCCATGATCCCCACTAACTCAAAGAAAAATTACTGCGATGCCCGAATCGGTGCAGATGGGTTTTGCAAGAATCTTGCAGGGAAGTGTCATGAACACGAAATGAAGAAAAAGAAAACAATGAAACACAAGATACTCTATCAAAATATCAAACTTGAAGGAGGACGACAAGCCGTTATTGCGAACGCGACTGACCTATTCAGCTACATAGATTCCGATTTCAAAAAATTGGGAACCGACAATATATACCCCGAAACATCGGAAGATATCGAAGTCGCCGTCTGTGAGTTTGAAAAAAATTCTACATTCAAAGATATTTTCTTGAAGCCCGATGAGATGTGCCTGTCACAAGGCCAGATTATCGAGTTCATAAAGATACATAAGGACAAATTGCGAACTGATGGATATGCTACATTTTTTCTGTTCAAAGCTAACGAAGAAATCTTCGTTGCGAACGTTTCCTTCGACGACGTCGGCCAGCTCGGGGTGTACGTGCGCAGGCTGTCGTTCGACTACGTGTGGAACGCCGAGTACAGGCATCGCATCGTGGTCCCGCAACTAGCCCTCAAACACTTTGGAATCAGTCCCTCTGACGCTTTGACCCTTGAAAAACGTGTAGAGAACATTGAGGAGTGGATTAGAAACGTTAAAGACCAACTATTGTGAGTTGGAAGAAAAGGCAAAAGCCGAAGCCTCAGGCCAGAAGGTAAATAACTCCCATGACCCTCCCCCAACTCCTACAACAACAGAGAGATTTAGTTGCAGTGTATCTCTTAGAAAAGAATGAACCCAGTAATGAACTTAAGTGGGTGCTAAAACGGAAATACTTTGAAGACTTGCTTGCCATGTTTCAACGGGAGATAGTGGAGAAGGTAAAAGAAGAAGTGTGGAGGATGTTACACGATGACAGAAATGATGATGGTACGGATAAGTTTCTGACTCCTAACGCCGCCCTCACCACCCTCATCTCCTACCTCGATGAAGGGTTAAATGAACAAAAATGAACATTGAATTGCGCGATTCAAAAATATCACAAGAGCTACAGGCGGACGATCCGCAGTACCTCAAAGGCAAGGAGAACTGGGCCATGCGCATGTATTACTACCTGCGCCAGGGGCTAGGAGTGCTGAACGACTTCCACAACATCTTCCTCGCCTTGATCACATTCGCTCTCGTATTCAAGGTGACGAGCATCCCGATCCTCGTCTCGATCACGGTCGTGACGACCGTCCTCATGGTCTTCATCGGCTATTATGCCGTGCATCATTACAACAAATTCAGCGAGTGGCTGAACATGCGCTTCGGTACGCATTTCGGCATCAAGCAGTTTAACTACACCCAAGGGACTTATGAACTGCTGGCCGAGATCCGCGACCTCCTGAAAAAAAATGAAGTTCAACCTGACAAATGACGGCGAAGGGAATTTCGGCGAGCCGAACAGGGAGAAGTGTTTTGATTGCGGCAAGCCGAATGTGAAGCTCATATCGGCCGGAGCGGCGCATCCCTCGGCCACGGTCTGCGTGAATCCGTTCTGCTGGCGGTATACGAATCTGGCAGTGGTTGCGGGGTGGAAAAAGGCGTAAAGCGGTATAATCAAAATAACGTCCGAAAACGTCCCGCATGCCAAAAGTCAGCTATCACAAGGAAGCACGCCTTCGTTCTATCATCCGCGATGCCATGGCGGTCGACCCGCTCATTTCGATACCAAGCCTCCAAGCCGCGATCGAGGCCAAGATACATCGTACGATCCAGCATAACTATCTCTCAAAGCTCATCAAAAGCGTCTCTGGCGAGATGAAGGTGGTCATGGACCGCGAGAAGGTCGAGGACCGCATCGAGTATCTGCGCGAGACGAACAGGGTGCTGCGGGACGAGCTTTTGCGCATCGCGTTCCCGAACAGGGAAAAGATGCCGCAGCCGACCGAGTCTGAGCGCCTGCGCGCGATCGAACTCATATCGAAGATTGACCGCGAACAGGTGAAGATCGAGATGGATCTCGGATTGTTCACGAGGCATCTCGGCACGCTTGACATAGATCACAGATTAAAGCCTCTTGAAGACGATACGAGGTCGAGCATCGTCGGCACGTTCAAAATGTGGGGAATTGCACCGCCCCAGACGCGCAAAATCGAGCCACAACAGGCTTTGCCACCCCAGACGCCCATTATCGCCAATGAACCCGAAATCAAACAGCCAGCCCCAGAACCAAAGAAGCCAGAGCCGGCCGGACCCATCACCGGACGCGATCTACAGCCCGCTTGAGGACTACAAGTTCCGGCGCGAGATGGCCAAGGATTTCATGTACTTCTGCCTGATCTATCTGTCGCATTACTTTTACCGGCCGCCGGCCGTCTTCCATCCCGAGCTCATGAAGCACTTGGGCGATCACAGCGTGCGCATGCTCGAGATCATTGGCTTCAGAGGAAGTGCCAAGAGTACGCTCGGCTCCGTGGCGCTTCCCATCTGGGCTGCGCTCGAGCACCCGAAGATGTACCCCTTCATCATCCCCGTGGCCGATACTGGCACGCAGGCAGCCTTGAACATCGCCAACATCAAGACCGAGCTCGACTCGAATCGCCTCCTCATCAACGACTACGGCCGGATCGAGCCGGAGGCCATGCGCTATCCGAATCCCGAGCCGACGTTTGAATCGGATACCGAGTGGCAGGCCAAGAACATGATCCTCGGGAACGGCGTCAGGATCATGGCCCGCTCGAGAGGCCAGAAGTTCCGCGGACTCCGCCACGGCGCGGCCAGGCCAGCGCTTGTCATCGTCGACGATCCCGAGGACGGCGCATGGATCAAGAACCGCGAGAACAGAAAGACGACGGACAGGTGGATGAGGGGCGAGGTCATCCCCGCCATAGACACCGACAAGGGCCGTCTCGTCCTCATCGGCAACTGGCTCCATGAGGATGCGATCATGGGCCGGATGAAGCTGACCGGCCAGTTCAAGGTGCTTGAATATCCGCTGATCACCGAAGAAGGCGATATAACCTGGCCGGCACTCTATCCGACGCAGAAAAGCATGGACGACATGCGCGATGCCGTGGGCGACGTCTCCTGGATGCGCGAGTTCCTCCTCAAGATCGTGCCCGAGGAAGGCCAGGAGGTGAAGCCCGAGGACATCCATTACTATGACGAATCGCCGATGGAGACGCGCGGTGCATTGAAAGCCCACGGCGTTGATTTGGCCATCTCGACCGAGGCGTCGGCCGACTACACCTGCGACGTAGAGGGTCATGTGCACTACGATGCCGACGAGAAGCCGAAGATCTACATCCAGCCTCATCCGCTCTGCGCCCATCTCGACTTCTATCACACCATCGAATACTTCAAAGGGAAGCCGCGCGGCTCTCACATATTCTTCGTCGAGGACGTGGCATATCAGAAGGCGGCCATCCAGGAGATGGACCGCAATCAGATGGCGGTGGTATCGGTGAAGCCGATCGCCGACAAACGCGCGAGGCTGCGCGTCGCTGCGCGATTCATCAAGAACGGCACGGTCTTGTTTCCCCGGCACGGCTGCGAAGCCCTGATCCAGAATATCCTCGGCTTCGGCACGGACGAACACGATGATTTGTGCGATGCCTGCGTGATCCTTATTCTCGGCCTTGTGGAGAAGGGATTGGATGTACGCAGAGTCATCATTATGAGATAATATCCACATGATCAAATTCGTGAAGCGCATCGTCGAATTTATTTACATCAAAGTCATTGTCGACCGCATATTCTATTCAAAATGAAACCTAAACTGAAACTGCATCTGGTCAGGGGCAACAAGAAGCGCGAGGAGACGCCGGGCGACAATCTGAAGAAGCCGGGCGATTACTACATCACGGTGATGGGCACACCGCCGAACAGCTACGAAGCCATCATCCTCAAGTGTCCCTACTGCGGCATGGAGATGGCCTCGATGGGTATCCACAAAATCAGGAAGGACAAGCATGGCGTGTCAGTCGTCAGGATGTTACAATGCCCGTATAATCCGGCTCACAGATTCCGCATCAGGAAAAGCAATGTGATCGAAGTTCGGCAACCAACCATGAAAACTTTCGCACCGAATATCGATGGCAATCAATCTCAAGGAATCCATCAAAGGGCTCACGTTCCGCGCCATCCTAAAGACGCTCACTAAGCTCCGTCCCTCCGACGAATTCTATTTCGACCACCGGGGCGCGATCATGGTGACCGACCAGGAGGTGATCAAGCGCGACGGCTCGATCGTGAAGATAAGAGGCGTGCAGGCCATGGGCGGCTCCGGCGGCAGTGATTCGCTCTCGATCCACCGGCCCGGCTCGGGCCAATCCATCGATGCCTCGCGCGCCATGGACGCCTACAAGAACTGGGTCTTCGCCGCCGTGCGGGCGATCGCCGACGAGGTGGCCAACATCGACTTCCGCGTCTACCAGATCACCGGCGACGAGCATGAGGAAGTGCGCGAGCACGAGCTCATCGACTTTCTCGATGCCGTGAACGACTTCCAGACCGGCCCTGAATTCAAGCACATGCTCGTAAGCCACCTTGAGCTCACCGGCAACTGCTATATCTATCTCGAAGGCGTCAAGAACTACAACGACAAGCCGAAGGCCATGTATCTTCTGGACCCCGGCAAAGTCAAAGTCATCCTCGACAAGACGCGATATCCCTACAAGATCATGCGCTATGAGTTCACGATCGACAACAAGACGATGAGCTACCAGCCATATGAGATCGTGCAGTTGAAGTACCCGGACCCGTCGAACCCGTATCTCGGCATCGGCACGGTCCAGGGCATCGCCGAGTGGGTCGACAACGACAACCACGCCACCGAGTTCCTGCGGCAGTTCTTCATCCATGGCGCGCAGATCGGCCTCATCTTCGAGACGGACATGTCCGGCGAGGACCAATTGCAGATGCTCCGCGACTCGTTCAACGAGCAGCATGCCGGCGTGCATAACGCTTGGAAAGGCATATTCCTCCCGAAGGGCGTGACCCGGCCGAAGGGCGGAGAGATACAGATCAAGGACCTCGGCATGGACAAGATCGCCGACATGAGCCGCGACAAGATACTGGCCGGCACGCGTGTCTCGAAGACCATCTTGGGCACGGCCGAGTCGGACACCAACCGCGCCACCGCCGAGACGGCCGACTACGTCTTTGCCAAGCGCACGATCAAGCCGAAGATGGAACTTATATGCTCGTATCTGAATGAATTTTTGACGCCGCGCTTCGGCAAGGACATTTACATAACATTCGTCGATGCCGTGCCCGAGGACAAGGCGTTCAGGACGACCGAAATGCAGGCCGCCGTGGCCTCGAAGCAGGTCATCACCCAGAACGAGGCCCGCGAGACGTTCATGGGCTTGGGACCCTTGGAAGGCGGCGACGCCTTGGATACCGGAGCGTCGAAGGACGCTGGAAACCCCAGCGAAGCCGATGCCTCGAGCGCCGCGTCCGGCAATCCGCCGAAAACCTATAAGAAAGAGAAGATGGGATATCGCCCCGCGCGCGCCAGGAAAGGCAAGACGCAGTTCGTCCGCGCCCAGGAACTTCGGCGCGACATGGCCAAGTCGCTTTCGGACAAGATCGTGGACATCCTCAAGGTCAAGAAAAAGAAGGTGAACGAGATGACGAATCAGGAATATGCCGACGTGGTCGTGCGTGAGAAGCGCGAGCGCGTGGGCGGCCATGAGGAGAAGGTGAAGACCGTGATCAGGGCGTTCAACGCCAGGCAGAAAGAGGAGGTGCTGAAGAACCTGCCGAAGATCATGAAGTCGGCCAAGGCGGTGGCTATCTCAGACCTCTTGAATCCGACCAAGTGGATAAACATACTCGTTGACCTGATGACGCCCTTGGCCACGAACATCTTCGCCTCCGAAGCCGATCAGGCGCTCAAGCTCATCGACAAGCCGGGACTGGACGTGGCCGGCTCTCCCGAAGCCCAGGCGGCCATAGCGGATCGCATGGCGCTCTTAGGCCGGAGCTACAACGACACGGTCATCACGAGCCTGACCGACAAGCTGACCGAAGGACTCTCGCAAGGCTACGGCGTGGGCGAGATGGGCAACCTGGTCTCGGATATCTATGCCTGGCAGGACCAGTATGCGGCCGAGCGCGTGGCAAGGACCGAAGCGAACGCTATCGCCCAGCAGGCCGCCAACATGGCATGGCAGCAGTCCGGCGTGGTCAAGGAGATCCAATGGGTCACCTTGGGCGGAGACAGCGCCTGCGAGTTCTGCCAGGCCCAGGACGGCGATATCATTTCCATAACGGACACGTTCTACGACGAGGGCGATTCGATCGACGGCATAAACGGCGGCACGACGACCGCCAACTACTCCGACATCGGCGGACCACCTTTACATCCGATGTGCAGATGTGACACCCGGCCGATCGTGGAATCGACCGACACGACGACCTCGACATCAGCGCACAAGCCCGAGGAGACGGTGGATGACGTAATGGCCGAATTAAAGAAAATAGACAATGGCGAAATCTAACCCGAAAAAGATAGTCGACGAGGTCAGGCGGATCGTGAAGAAGCGCGATGAGGAGATAAAATTGCTGAAGACCGCCCTCATCAAAGCCAACGGCGAGAAGACCGTGTCCTTCCGCATGCCGGACAATATGGAGATACGGAACTTCCCTCTGATCCAGAAAGTCGAGATCACCAATCGGGAGGTGCAGAAGGTGAGGATCGAGAACCAGCCGGAGACTCAGAAGGTCCAGATCGTAAACGGCAGGGACATAAAGACAGAGGTGAAATTCCCGGAGATCCAGAAGGTCCAGCTCATCAACGCCAAGGGCGCGGCCGAGAAGGAGAACAAATGGATCGGCGAGGTCATCGTGCACGCGGTCAAGGCCATGATCGGCGGTTGGGGCAAGCGTCTCGACCAAGGCATCGAAGTCCGCCTGGCGGCCGAGGAGAGGCTGACGCCCTTGCCTGTCGTCATGGTCGACAAGAACGGCCGGCAGGTCCCCTTCACCTTCCAGATCGCCTTTCCGCAGACGTTCGCCGCCAAGGGCCAGGGCGTGCAGGGCGCGGCCACGATCATCAAGACCGGCCGCGTCAAGGTGGCATCGGCCGGCACGGCCGTGCAATTCCCCTCCTCGCCCACGCTCCGGAACGTGACCATAAGCACGCCGGAGGGCAACGCCGGCAGGGTCTATATCGGCGACGCCAATGTCTCGGCCCAGACCGGGAGCGAGCAGGGCATCTGCATCGAGCCGACCGGAAGCGCCCTTATCACGATCGACAACCTCTCCAAGCTCTACGTCGATGCCGCCAACTCGAACGACGTCGTCTCGTGGACATACACCATATGAAGACCATCTATAAATTTTTAATAGGCATCGGTTCGGCGGTCGTGCTCGCCACGGCAATCTTCGCCATGCCGGTCTTCGGCCAGGCATTCAATAATCTGTGGAAGCCTTCCTCTGGCAATCTGGTCCCTGTCGTAAGCACATGGGGATTGCAGATTCCGCAACTTGGCGCTGCTGCCAATCCGTGCCTTACGGTGAGCAATACCGGAGTTTTCTCGACCCAGTCATGCTCCGGCGTGACCGGAGCCGTCGTGGCGACGAAGCACACCGATGGGACATATACATACTTGGCGGCTACAACCACGACCGACCTCGGCCGCGGCACGGCACTCCTGACCGCCATGAGCGCTGCCGTAGTTGGCGACAACATCTATCTGGCCTCGACCACATACGATATCGCTACCGGCCTTATAGACCTGTCAGCCGGGAATACCGGCGGCATCTCTCTCCATGGCGCTGGGAAATACAGCACATTCATCAAGAGCAAGCACAATTCCGGTGCCGACGCGAATATCGTGATCACCATCGGGACTAACAGCCAGATCACCGACCTTACATTCCTCGATTACGCCAATGCAGGGGTCTCCCAGTATCCGATAGGGTCATACCAGCCGATCAATAATTTCATCATCAAAAGCGTGGTCACCGACAGCCAGAACGGCACGAGCGACGGACTGTATATCACGAACAGCGCCACCGGCACCATCGCCGACTACACCTGCAACTCATCATATGACTGCATCTACTGGACGAATTCCGGCTTAATCAATATCTACGATTCGGTCCTCACCTCAAAAGACAACAGCCACTATGTCGGAGTCACTGACGGCATCTCCATGAACAACGCCGGTAACATGAACGTCTGGAACAGCCAGGTGACCGCCCAAGGCGGCGGAACCTCGAACACCGGATATAACATAATCAATTCCGGCATCGTCTCGATTTACGGCGGCGTGGCATCTTCCTCGAACAACGGTCCGCCGTCCTTAACTTCCGTAGACCTGAAGAATACCGGCAGTACGATTCAAGTGGCATCGGACGTGACCTATTCGCCGTCAAGGATAAATGGAACCATAACGGCCATCCAGCCTGTCTCGACGGCTCAATCGTTCAATGCCATATCGTCTGCCGCCACCTCGACATTCCTCGGAAATATAATGGTCGGCAATTCTTTCAAGCAAGGCCAGTTCGACCTCCAAGGATTATTTCTGACGCAATCCATACCGCAGATACAGGTATCGACCAGCCAATCCGATCTCGTAAGCCTTCTTACGCTCGGCAATATGGATCAAGGGATATATGCCTCCGGCTGCATCACTTTTGCAAATGGCGGCACGATGGGTCAAGGGCTTATAGGCGGAATCGCGCCTAATCCCTCGACCAATGAAGGTGACATCTGCCTGATGGGTCCGAACTTCTCCGCTTTCTCCGGCGTGCCTCCGAATGGGATGGTAGTCGAGACATCAGACGGCGGCCTTGTCTTTGGTGCTACCTCGGCCAATAACGCCTCAAATACCATTGCTTTCTCATCTGGTCCGAGCTTTGCATCGTCAACCTACGATATGGTCATCAAGCATATCGCCTCGGCATCCAACACCGGAGACGCGGCCGTCGGCATCGGCACGACCTCGCCTTGGGCGAAGCTGGCGGTCAGCGCCTCATCAACCTATCCCTTCCCCGATTTCGTCATCGCCTCGACGACGAACGGCGCATCAGGCGGCGCGCCCGCTCTCATCGTCGCCAACAACGGCAACATGGGCCTGGGCACGACTACGCCAGGCTCGATCCTTTCCGTGAACGGCGTCGCCAATTTCACGACTGCTACTTCCAGCTTCTACGGCAATGGAATCAATCTCTCAAAAGGATGTTTTGCAATATCCGGCACCTGCGTCGGGGGCAGTGGTGGCGGAGGAAGCGGCACGGTGAACACGGGAAATACTCCGCAGCTCGCGTGGTACTCATCGAACGGCACGGCCGTATCAGGGACTTCGACAAATCCACTTACGGTAGGTTCACTTATTGCCACTTCATCTATAGCGACAAGCACATTTGGTGGATTTGTTGGCATAGCGACAACCTCTCCATATGCCGCCCTTTCCGTGGTCGGCTCGACAGGCGTAGTGGCAGATCATTATACGGCAACTGGAACTATCGCCTCGCAATTGCCGTATGCTTCTTCAACGGCAGTGACTGTAACAGGTCAGTCGTTCCTTCAAGGAGGTGTGATTACTACGGCATCTATCGCAGGAGTATGCGCTCAAGGCAACGGATTCACTTTTTCGGGACATACCGACGCTCGTCTCTGCTATGACACAAACACATCAGGTGGCCCGATTCTCTATAATGGTAATGCCGGTAATTACATTTTCCTGAATGGCTTGTCACAGGCGGATTTCGGAGGGCAGGCGATAATAAATTTCTCACAGCTCGCAGGATCATGTGGTGGTCCAGCCTTTAGTTTTACGAACAATACTAGTGCAGGCGTAGGATATTCTTGTGCCATAGCTTTCACCATTCCTGATGTATACATTGGCAAAGGATTCAGCGCACCGCCTTATTATCTCGATAACGGCCTCGTGGTTAGGAATGATAATAACTATGTGGGCATAGGCGGCACGACGACGCCAGGAAGCCTTCTATCCATCCAGGAGGACAGCTCGCAGTCGCCATTTACTTCATTCTTCACTATCGCCTCGACGACAGGCACAGGAACGGCTACATCGACTATTTTCCAGATAGACGCGAACGGGCACAAGATAACGGGAGGGAACAGCCCGACATGCGGAGCCGGATGCTCTTCGGTCGTGGGAGACGACCAGACCATGCGGACTATTACTGGAGTCGGGGTAACCTCGCTCACAATCAATTTAGCCCACAAATACGCCTATACCCCCGTCTGCGTGGCCTCTGACGAATCGGGAGGAACGACGGTCTCCGATGCGAGCTCGACGCCTTCGACCGTGGTGCTTAACTTGAGTGCTTCGCTTACGACGAAAAGCATCGGGATAATCTGCCAGCAGTCTTCAAACTTCACATATTGACATGAGTGAGATCCCCTACACAAAAAGAGAACTGGACATGCACTTCTCCGAGATAAAGGGGATGATTTCCGACGTGAAAACGATGAGCTTCGACAACGCCGACGACGATCGTGTTCTCGACTGCTGTGTCGCTTGGAACCGCGTCGGTGAGCTATGTATGCCAGCAATAAAAACATGAACGAAGAATACGTCAAAATTATCCTCTGTTCAATCCCCTTATAAAAAGTTATAATTTATCCATCATCATGGCAGACTCCACTCTCAAGCTCACAACTGAAATAAGGAAGAAGATCATCGCCCGGATCGCCGACAGCGCCGTGAAGAATCTGATCGCTGCCACGAAAGCGGCCTCTGACGAGGACTCGGGCACGTTCGATGTGATCGTCTCGACCGACGATGTCGACCGCCAGGGCGAATCGGTGGATCAGGCAGGCTGGAATCTGGCCTTCTATAAGACCAATCCGGTCGTCCTCTGGGCTCATGACTACAGCGCCCTTCCGATCGGCACCTGCACCTCGATAGACAACGCCTCGGGCGCCCTCCGCGCCCAGGGCAAGTTTGCGCCGATCGAGGCCAACCCCTTCGCCCAGCAGGTGCGGAGGCTCTACGATCTTGGCATGGTCCGGACAACGTCCGTCGGCTTCATCCCGACCGAGTACGCTGTCGACGACCATGGTACAATAGACTACAACACCATCACCAAGGCGGAGCTCCTGGAATTCTCGTTCGTGCCGGTGCCGGCCAACCCCCACGCGCTCACGCAGGACCAGATCAAGGAGCTCGGGATCGATGTGTCTCTCATGAAAACTAAAGGGATCGGCATTATCAGCATTAAGGAACCTCAACCGGGCGCACGCTGCACCCTCGACGACGGGACTCCGGGCATCCTAAGCGATGACCCCTCGAACCCCGGCGGACCGATGATCTGCGTACCCGAAAAAGACATGGAGAAATCACACAAGGACACGATGGCGGATGCCGTTCAAGTTTTCAAGGACGCCATGACCGCCGAGCACAAGGCTCATAAAGACGCCCACATGAAAGCTCACAAGGCTCACAAGGACGCCATCAAGGACTCGATGGATGTCTTCAAGGACGCCATCAAGGACGCCTACAAGGGCGTGTCCAAGAGCAAGGATGATGCCGGCAAGGATGACGAGGCCGGAAAGGATGATGAGGACGATAACAACGGACCGCAGATCATCAAGGACGCCATGGAGGTCTTCAAGGACGCCGTCGACGGCCATCACAAGGATTTTACCCATGCCACGGATCTCGAGCATGAGCGCCATTCCAAGGAATCGTTCCATCACTCATCCAAGCTCATCGAATGCTTCAGGGACATGTCGGACGCCGTTGCCGAGGACATGGATGACACGACCGGAGGCAAAGGAGCGGACGAGTTTATCACGACCATGAAAGCTTTGATCACCGCCTTGAATGCTCACGCGGGAGCAGAGGGCGATAAGAAGTCTGGCACCGAGAATGCCAGACCCGCGAATGGTCGAAAACCTCTACCGGCAGACGCACCGTCCAAAGGACTCGAAGAGTTCCTGAAGGATCGCGAGCTGGTGAGAACGCTTGATAATGCTTTGGGCAAAGTCCTGCGAAAGTTTAACAAGCAGGACAAAGACCCGAAGTAGTCATCAATGGAAAAAACACAAGTCGACGCCCTCAAAAAGACAATTGAGGACTCGATCGACGAGAGCTTCACCAAGAAGCTCGAACCTCTGATCGGCGACATCTCCACGCAAAAGGCGCGGGAGGTCGTCGAGAAGATGAAGATGGAGCGCACGATGTTCGGAAGGGATATCACGCTCCTGTCTGACAAGCAGAAGAAGGACTTCGTCCGGGTCGCCCAGGCCGCCGCCAAGTTGGAAGGCGTGGACCTGAAGGCCAACGAAGCCCTGATCGAGGAGCAGGACAATCGCGGCGGATACCTGGTATCCCGCGAGGTCGCTGACGCGATCCTGCGCATCGCCGCCTCGGTCGGCACCATCATGAGCCAGGCCATGAAGTGGCCCATGAAGACCGACGAGCTCGCCATCCCGAACTACACCGGATCGTACCTGACCGGCGCGTATCTCGGGGTCGACGTGGCAGGCACGGTAACCGGCATCACCTTCGGCCAGGCGGTCTTGATCGCCAAGAAATGGCAGCTCGCCTTCGTGGTCGGCAACGACCTTCTGGCGGATGCCTCGGTCCAGCTCGCGGACTGGCTCCTCGCCCTAGGCGGCGAAGCCCTCGCGAACATGATCGACCAGCAAGGATTCCTCGGCGGCTCAGGGAACACCGCGAACGGCGTGACCGTTCAGGGCCCGTTCCTGGGCATCCTCGGACTTTCCATCGGATTGCAGGGTGCCGTCCCCGGCATCACTGCGACGCAGTATTATGCGGGCAATAGCTCGACCTCGGGCTATACCAAGTTCAGCAACGACTCGACCACGTCGACGCTTAACGGCTTCGACGTGCTCCGCGACAGCTCGAACATGATCGGCCTTCTCGAGGAATCGATCCTCGACGGCGCCGCATTCTACTGCCACCGCACCGTCTGGGCGGCCCTCCGCACCCAGAAGGACCAATCGGGTAACTTCATCCTGCCTTTCGGCGGACTGCCTTCAGTGGCATCGCTGCCGGTGGCCTTGGGGATGGACCCCTTGGGCGGTCCGGTGCGTCCGGCAGGCCAGATCTTGGGCTTCCCCGTCTATACGAACCGCTGGCTCCCGCCTCTCCCGGCTGCAAACGCCGCGACGGCGAACACGCCATTCATCATCTTCGGCAACCTGAAGGCCACGGCCTTCGGCGACAAAGGCGAGATGCGCGTGGCCCAGTTCGAGTCAGGCTCGTTCGGCGGCAAGGAAGTGGCATTGGCGGATCAGCGCGGCATCGTGTACAAGCACCGCCACGCTTTCACTCCGGTGCTTCCCCAGGCCTTCGTGATCGGTCAGACCTCGGTCTCCTAGTGCGCTTGCGCATTGCCTCTGCCTCATCTCAAGGCAGGGCGGAATGCACAAACATTCCTTAACAGCCTAACAATAAAAACATGAGCGACGAGACACCAACACCTGCGCCGGATACGACGACACCGGAATCCCCGGCACCGTCGGCTCCCGAGAACGCTCCCGAGACGGCAGCACCTGCCGCTGGAGAAGGGGTACCAGCAACCGCCTAACGGTCGCCCCGCCGTCATCCCGTTTCCGATGGCCTGTCAAGGTCCTCTGAAAAGTCGATCGGGATGAAGCTGACAAGCTATAAGGCATAACATCATTATCATGAGATCAGTTATAGACAACGTAGTGGTTGGAGGCCAGAATACCGCTGCCTATGGGGCGATCCTCTCGACCTTCAACAGCTCGGCTGCCGTCGTCGTGACGACTCCGAGCCCCTCGATTGATACCAAGGGTTTCAATTCGGGAGCATTGCGCGTGTATGTGACGCCGGTCGGCGCACAGGCTATCACCAATAACAACGGCCAGAACATCTCCACGGTCGCGACCTTGCAGGAGTCGAACGACAACGCGACGTGGACGACGGCGAACGACAACACCGGCACCGCGATCGGCGGAACGGTAGTCGCCACCACGACTGCGGTCCTCAACTCCTTCAGGATCGAAGGGCTGGGGGTATCGAACCGCAAGCGTTATCTGCGCGTGCAGTTGGTATCCTGCGGTGCTTACGGCACTCTGGGAAGCCAAGCGGCAGCCATGACCACGACCACGCTCATCGAGCTCGGCCGCGCGTATGAGCTACCGCCCACGCAGACGCCGACAACTACTAACACTTAGTAGTCGCGCTCTCGCCACACGCCCCTCCGGGGGCGTGACGCGAGGACACGATCCTCCCATCTATGGAATCCATACTTCCCTATGCATTGACGTCGCTCCAGAGAGTTAAGGATAGGATTTTTGATACAAACATATCGAGCCAGCCGACGTCCTTCGATAAGCTCCTCACCCGCATGATCAACTCTTGCACCGACTGGTTCGAGCGCGAGACAGGCGGAAGGCGGTTCGCACAGACGACATACAATAACGAGATCTATTCGGCCTACTCGACGAAGCAGATGCGCGTGGTCCTGCGCCAAGCGCCAGTATTCTTCTCGACCATCACCGGCAACCTGACCAACGGCTCGGCCGTGGTCACCAATGTCTCGACCACGACCGGCTGCGTGATCGGCATGCCGGTGGCGGCCGATAACATCCAAAACACCCTGGTGACTGGCGGTAACCAGGTGAGGAACAACATCACGGCCATCGGCACGACCACGATCACGCTCGCCGCGGCGGCGACCGCGAATGCGACAGCCGCCATCATCCAGGTGAACGGCCTCATCAACTTCCAGTGGCGTCCGGGCACGCCGGCGACCAATCCGGCTTGGTTCAATTTCATTCCCGACCAGTACCAGCTCATAAACAACGGCCAGGCTGGTCTTATCCGTCTCTATGGCTTCGTCCCCATGACCCAGGACAATATGATCAGGGTGACGTACTCGGCCGGCTACCCGATCAGCTGGGCCAACGCCGGCGACAACAACACCCATCTCCTTCCTGGCGACATAAGCGAGCTCGTCGAATCGCTCGTGGTGCGCCGGTACATGCGCCGGCAGCTGGGCGACAAGGCATCGGAAGCCTTGGAAGGCGCGACCACATCGTGGTCCCGCGAGCTCAATGCCGAGGACAAGGCAGTGATAGGTCACTATCGTAGAATGTCAACAATTTTCTGAATATGGCAAATACATTTACATTCAATGTACAAATCATCGGCCTTGACCAGTTGACAGCTGCCTTCAAAAAAGCTCCGCAGGTCGTCGAGCCTATCCTTCAGGATGCTATCGTCGAATCGGCGGCGGCGCTCTCCGATCATACTAACCAATCGACTGTGCCATTCAGGACAGGTACGCTCATTAGAAGTTTCAAGCCTCCAATGATCAGCCGGCTACAAGCCGTTTGGTCGCCGAAGAATGTGAATTATGCCGCAGCCGTAGAATTTGGCGCACCACCCTCGCCTGGCCGGTATGTGCCGGCAATCGGCAGGAGACTGGTGAATCCGTCTCATCCGAGCTTCGGCATGTGGCCCGGATTCCAAGGCCGCCATTACATGGAGCAGATTCGCTCCGCATCGCAGGACCAAATCAATCAAGTATTCAGGACCGCATTACAAAAAATTAAGGAAGCACTCTGATGGCCGGCCCAGGCAACCTCATAAAACAGCAGATCATGGTCAACCTGAACGCCCTCGTCACGGCGGGCACGTTAGGCTCGGTTCTCGAGCGCGACATCAACGTGAACCCGCTCGACGACCCGACATTCGCGCCGTCATATCCTTGCGCCATCTTGGGCACATCCTCGATGCAGTCGGTCTGGGAATACCAGCAGAACAATAAGCGTACCTACCGCTTCGACATCCTCGTGATCCAGCAGTCGGCCAACCTGACCACCATGGGCGACATGGAGGACCTGCGCGACGCCATCGCCACGCAATTCGACAATAATGTGACCCTGAACGGTCAGGCCCAGCTCGGCGTGGCTGCGATCATGAGCGAGCGGATGACCCTCGGGCAAAAGGGGAAAAACTTTGAGATGTTTTATGTTACACTTAGGGCAACCACTCTGGTGCCGTTAACCTATACATTCTGATGATATCAAACGCAAAAAACAAGGAGGGCGGATCGTACCACTTCGCGGCGGCAGGGCTCTTGCCGACACCGGTCACGATCGCCGCAGATTCGCAGGCCGAAGCCGAGCAGATATTCCGGGCTATGGTCGCGGACTACCAAGCAAAAGGCAAACCCGTCCAAGGTGCTTCTGACGCTCCCATCCCTGAAGTTCCTAAACAAGTCGAACCCATTATCAAAAATAAAATCATAGACTAACGTGGCACAATTAACCCGCGGCATAGGCAAGCTCGTACAGATCGGCGTCATCAAGGAGACGACGCGCGGATCGACCCCGGCGGTCACGAACGCCATCTGGATGGCGGCCGACGACTGGACCGTAGATGAAAAATGGAAGAATGCGGTCGATATCCAGACCTATGGCGTGATCGAGGACAATGCCAACCAGACCCGCGTCAAGAACTGGGCCGAAGGCACGATCAAGTGCCCGATCGGCGTCTCGACCGCGGCCGTGATGTTCTTCTCGCTCTTGGGCACCGATACGCCGACTACCCATGCCGGCGAGTCGGTCGTATACGACCACGCCATCACCGTGGCCCAGACCATCCAGCACCAGTCGCTCTCGATCTACATCCACGACCCGATCCCGACGGTCAATCCCGGACCGACCAGTGATTACTCGCACGCGAACGCAGTCATCCACAAGATCGACATAGACTATGCCTTGGGCAAGTTCGTCGAGCTCAACGTCTCTCTGAAGGCGCAGAAAGGCTCGACAGCGGCGGTGGTCTTCGCCCCCTCGCAGCAGATGGAGGCCCGCTTCGTCCCGCAGTATCTCACCTTCAAGATGGGCACGACCGCAGCGGTCATAGCGACCGGCTCCATCATCAAGCTGAAATCCGCCAAGATATCCTTCAACACCAACGAGGAGGATGACGACGTCCTCGGCTCGACCACGCCCCGTGACTTCCTCAACAAGGAGCTCTCCTGCGAGGGCACGATCGAGGCTATCTTCCAGAATGAGAACGACTTCAAGACGCTCGCGTTGAACAACACTGCTATGGCTATGCAGTTCGATCTCGTAAATAGCGACATCACCTATGGTGTCGCCGCCAATCCGGAATTCAAGCTCCTTCTCTACAAGGTATTCTTCACCGAGTTCGGCCTGCCGAGGAAAATCAAGGACGTCGTCTATCAGACGGTCAAGTTCAAGGCGTCATATTCGCTCACGGACGCCGCCATGGTCAAGGCTACCTTTACGAATTGCATTTCGGCGTACTGATTATTAAAAATTAAACCTACATTCATATGGACCGCGAAACAAAAGCATTTGTCACCGCATCTTCAAAGCCCTACGTCCTCAAATCATATCTGACCTTCGCCGAGCTCGAGCCCTTGCTCTCCATCACGGATAAATTCGCGCAGTCATCCAAGATCGTCGAAGCTATGCTCATCTCATTCGAGAACGATACCAAAGACGCCTATGCCCGCATCAGGAACCTGCCGGCACCGGAATACATTGAGATATCGGTCAAGGCCACTGAACTGTTCTCGGCGGGTTTTCCGAAGGAGAAATAGAGCATGCTTGGGAAAACTACTTCTCCTTCAATATCCCGGACCTGAACGAGCCGATGATTGCCGCGATGCTCTGCCGCGAATTCAAGTGGACATACCAAGAGTACCGGAATCAGCCCACATGGTTCATCAGGATCATAACGGCGATGCTATCCGAGGAGGCCAGGGCTAACGAAAAACGCCAGAAAAAAGCCAATGGATAACAATATACAGATACTCGTTAGCGCCGTAGACAATGCCTCCGCCACGCTGGCCGGAGTCTCATCCCAGCTCTCCGCCATGGGCGGATCGGCATCGGCCGCCTCCGAAAAAACAGCCGCCTCTTTAGGCGATATCCGTTCGGCGGCATTGCAGGTCGGCGTGATCGCCGGCGGAGCCTTTGCGACCCTCTCCGAGGAGATAAAAAGCGCAGCTGGGACGAACGAGAAGTGGAATCTGTCCCTGGCCGACATAAACAACACGCTCAAGGATACAGGATCGACGATTCCGATCTCCAAGGTGCAGGACTTTGCCGCACAGATAGAAAAGACGACGCTATTCTCGCAGCAGCAGGTGCTCTCGGCCGCCCAGCTTGCCCTGGGCAATAAAAGCCTACAGGGATCGTTTGAAAATGTGATCGGCGTAGCTGCCGACATGGCGACCCATATCGGCACCGACCTGCCGCAGGCCACGCAGGCCCTGATGAAGGTATTGAATGACCCTTCGACCGCCGTGGCCCGCCTGGCCAATACATACAATATCGATCTGTCGGCCGCCGAGAAGAAATCGATCGAGACGATGGCCAAGCACAATGATGTAGCCGGCGCCCAGGCCGAGATCATGAGGGCGGTCGAAGCCCAGATCGGTGGCGCGGCCAAGGCGGCCGATAATGCGTCCGGCACCGGTTTCGCCAAGCTCGCGAACACGATCGAGGATCTGCAAAATAAAGTCGGCTCGGCTTTGAACCCGGTCCTCGACAAATTGACGACGATGCTCATCCCCATAATCGACAAGATCGGGGCGTGGATCGCCCAGCATCCCCAGCTTGTCGCATATCTTCTGATCGGCGCGGCGGCCGTGGCTGGCTTGGTGGCCGGCATAGCAGCTCTCGTGGTGATTGTGACCAGCGTGATGATAGCGGTCTCCGCTGTGGGCGCGATCATTGGCGCTATCGCTATCGGACCGATCGCCGCCCTCATCGCCGCAGTCGGAGTGCTCGCCGCATATATGATCGCGCACTGGAACGAGATACTCGGCGGCGCGCAGATCGTCTTCGAGGCTCTCAAATCATTCTTTACGACCATATGGGCGGATATCAAGACCATCTGGAATGATGCCGTGACGTGGATCGAGAATCTGATAACCTCGTGGGCGGCGAAGATCATGTCCATCATTTCGGGACCGATGAATGCCTTGAAGATGGTTGGCAACGTAGTCGGATCGGTCGGCGGCGCGATCCTCAATCCCGGCCAGACCATAATGAACGCCGGCTCGGCATTAAGCGGCATTCTCCATCTGGCCTCAGGCGGCGTCGTATCGTCGCCTACGCTCGCTCTTATCGGCGAATCCGGCCCGGAAGCCGTCGTACCGCTCTCGGGAGGCTCAGGGAGCGGCGTAGGAGGCGGGAACATCATCATCAACCTCTCCGGCGACCTCTATGGCACGGATTCGACGGCTGCCATCCGCTTTGCCAACCAGATCGCCAAGGCGGTCAATTCCCAGCTTAAACTTAGGAACTATTCATAGACCATGTCAATAGTCGTTTCAATACAGGCCAATGGCGTCGACGTCTCGAATTCAATCGACTGGTCATCGGTCGATTTACTCATGGTCCTCACCAAGGAAGTCTCGACGCTGAAATTCGATATCCGCCGCGTGACCGGAAAATACGGCGCGCAGATCGGCGACACGGTGTATCTCTATGAGACGGTCGGCGCTGTGAAGTCCACGCTGTTCGGCGGCACGATCACCGAGATCGACACGATCGTGGACGGGCAGAAAGGCGGCATCCTCCTCGTCGACCAGGTGACCTGCACCGACTTCGGATTCAACATGAACGGCCTCTTGGTCGTCCAGTCATACACCGCGACCGATCCGGGCACGATCGTGAAGAACATCGTCTCGACCTACTGCTCCGGCTTCACCACGAACAACGTCAATCTGGCCGGCTACACCATCCCCTCGATCAAGTTCAACTATGAGCCGGTGACGAAGTGCATCGAGGCGATCGCCAAGCAGATCGGCTGGGACTGGTATGTGGACTCCGCCAAGGATGTGCACTTCTTCCTCACCGAAGGCACCGCCGCGCCATTCAATATAGACGACACCTCCGGCAACCAGGAATGGCCGACGATCGACGTCAATCTCAACCTGGCCAACCTGAAAAACAGCGTCTTCGTGATCGGTGCGACCTATAAGAGCGTCTTAACGGCCATCACCACGCCCGACAACTATCTCGGGAACGGCACGCAGACCGTCTACTACCTGCGCTATAAATATATCCAGTCGACCATGACGGTGACCGTGGGCGGCGTCTCAAAGACGATCGGCACGGCGAATTCCGGAGCCTCCGGCGTATATGACGTGCTCTACGACTCGACCAAGCAGAACATCACGTTCACGGCGACGCCGGCCAATGCCGCCGCCATCGTCGTCTACGGCACGGCCGAGATACCGATCATCGGCCACGCCCTGAACCAGAGTTCGATATTGAAATGGGGCGAATACCAGGACGCCATCATCGACAAGCAGATAAAATCGATCGCCGAGGCTCAGCAGAGAGCGCAGGCCGAGATACTCCAGTTCGGCGACCAGGTCCATGACGTGAAATTCAATACGCTATCGACGGGCCTCCGGATCGGCCAGACGATCAACGTGACCTCGACCATCTTCAATGTCTCGTACACCGGCTCGACCGCGCTCGTCATCAAGCGCATCGAAGGCATGGGATACTCGCCGACGCAGCTCCGCTATAATGTCCAATGCCTCGGCTCCGACAACGTGACATTCGTCGATCTGATGTCTACCATCCTGCAACAGGGACTCGCGACCAACGTGACCGACGATACGACGGTCCTTGAAGTGCTCCTCGAGATCGATGAGACGCTCACATCATCCGATTCGCTCTCCGCTCCGACATCGAAAACAACCAAGGCGTATAAATGGAGCCCGACAGCCGGGCAGGCCGGAAGCTGGAACCTTGCAAGTTGGGGATAGAGGCAGCATAAAAAATGTTACAATAAACACCATGCAGGCAATTCTCAAAGTCAATGAATCCTCGGGAATGACTGGCGAGATCACCATCCGCGAGCATCCGAAGGGCACGATTGCCATCCTCCGAGATCTGATCAAGGTCGGACAAAAAGCCTCGGCGCTCTCGATAATCCAGAAAGGCCGGGTGGCCTCGGTGACCCGAAATCTCATCATGCAGGGAGCGAACACCGGCAAAGACCTGATCATCCAGCGTCTATGTACCGTAAACACCTATACCGGCAATATCCTGTGGGGCGAGATCGGCACGTCATCGGCTGTGGTCGCCATCACCGACACCAAGCTCGGATTGCCGACAGCCCGGACTGCCACGGCCACATCGGTCGACTCGGGAAACAACCAGGCGCAATTGCAATTCTTTTTCACTGATGCCTCGCTCGCCAATCAGACATATACTGAATTCGGCACGTTCGTCGACGGCTCGGCGACATTGAGCTCCGGGCAATTATTCAATCATGCTTTATTCACTACGCCATATGTGAAGGCGGCGGGCACCGATATAACTGTGGCCGTGAATATAACGATTAATTAAATATGTCAATCTCCCCAGGCTCAACTATTCTCGCGTCGGATGTCGTCCAGTCAAGGGCTGGCGTCTTACAGCTCGTGGCGACTACGACCGGAGGCGTCATCGACCCATCGTTCTCATCGAATCCCGGCATCCTTGTCTATACCGCGAATGCGACTTGGAACCGGCCGGCCGGAGCAAAATGGGTGCGCGTGCGCGTAGTGGGCGGCGGAGGCAATGGCGGCGCAGGCAATTCAGCGGCCGGCGGCGGCGGTGGCGGCGGCGCGGGCGGATATGCGGAGATGATAACCCTTACGGCTGTCCTCACTCTTACGGTCGCGATCACGGTAGGCACAGGGGGCGCGCCGGGCGGCACCTCGAGCTTCGGGGCATATCTGACTGCGACTGGTGGCACGGCAGGCGCAAACGGAGCATCGACCGGAGGCGGCGGCGGCGCAGGCGGCGTAGGAGGCGGCACCGGATCGACCGTAGCAGTCGTCGGCGGTCCCGGAACGAACGGAACAGCATCAGGAGCATCGCCATCTGCTGGTTCTGGCGGAAGCAATCAACTTGGCGGCGGAGGCGTAGGGTTCATCGGCGGAAACACCAGTGGCAATCCTGGCGGATCTTACGGCGGCGGCGCAGGCGGCGCGACGGGAACGGGAACGGCAGGCTTGGGCGGCAATGGCGTGGTCATCGTCGAGACATACTCAATATGACACCAGACGAACAGAACACAAAGTCGGCGCAGAACTACGAGCTCCTTATCCGCGTGGATGAGCAGCTTAAAAATCTGACCCGCGAGGTGAGGGAGATGGGAGGCTCGATGAGCCAGCGAGTGGCCCTCCTTGATGCCACCAAGCTCTCCAAGGAGGACGCAACAAAGAGCTTCAATGAAGTCGAAAAAATCACGCACGACCATGAATTGCGGATGCGGAAAGTCGAAACATCAACCGATGAGATACGGACCATGATCAAGACCTGGGGAAGCATCATTGGCATCGCTCTTGTCGTTCTCGAAATTGTGTTAAAATACCTATGACCATACTCCAAGATTTCATGGCGCTATTCGAGCATACGCATTCCGATGGGAGCGTGAACGGCACCGGCGAGCTCGCCAAGCCTGAGCATTTCCTATTGCCTGACGCTCCGCAGCACAAGGAGATCGCGGGGGCATCAGCTCCGGCTGTCTGGATTGAGAAGAATCCGAACGGCGGATTCGCCACCTACCCGAAGCGCGATCAGGGACAGAAAGGCGACTGCACCTGCTACACGGCTGCCAAGCTCCTCGCCATCGACGAATTACAGGAGAACGGCTACTGGCGCGATCTGTCCCCGGATTCGGTCTATCCGTATGTCTGCCAATCCGGCGGCGGCGCAAGCTCGATTGACGTCTTCAACTTCACCCTCTCCAAAGGCATGGCCTTGGAAGCCCTGTACGCCTCGGACGGCCTGTCGGAGAGCCAAGCCGAGGATTCGTCAAAGATACCCCTCGATGCCAAGCTCATCGCGCCTTTATACCGGCCGGCGCAGGTGATCCAGTGCCCGACCGACTTCGAGACAATCGCCTCGATCCTCTATGGCTACCAGCAGCAGGGAATCAAGAAGGCCGTGGCCATAACCGTGATCGGCTACAACAACGGCAGCTGGCGGTCGCCATTCCCGGAGCCGACTGCAAGCCCGACAGGTCCGTGGTACCACAAGGTGCCGGTCGTCGACTTCGGCCTCGTGAACGGCCAGAAATTCCTCGCCATAGACAATAGCTGGGGCTCATCTGCCGGCATCGGCGGCCAGCAATTCCTCGGCCAGAATTATGAGGGCAGCATGTACGGCGGACAGTACCTGATCAATCTGCCGGATTCGTACCAGGCCATGACGCCCTCAACCGTGCCTCCGCCGAAACATCAGTGGACAACGCAACTCCAGACCGGCTCAACCGGACCGGACGTTCTTGCGCTGCAACAGGCGCTTCAATCGCTCGGTATGTTCCCGGTGTCGTCCGTCATCAAGCCGACCGGGAATTATTTCGGGATCACCAAAGCCGCAGTCGTGCTGTTCCAGGCCAACTTCGGATTGACGCAGACCGGCGTGGTCGACCAGCCGACTATTGATAAATTGAACGGCATCTTCAAGTGACGGAACCTGTACGCACACGTTTTCATCGGGCGTGACCTTTTCAATTCAGTTCGATTCATAGCGAATCTGAATCTTGCGTACAGGTTCCGCTTCTCGAGGCGGCGCTAGCAATTAAAAATAATTTCATGAATAAATTCTTCACGAAAATCTTCGACTGGATCTGGCTCTCGTCCGCCAACCCGCAGCAGGTCGGCTTGACCGCCAAAAGCGGATTGACTGTCCTTCTCGGCAGCCTGATCCCGGTCCTCGGGCTCCTCCATGTGAATGTCGGAGTGGACGCCGCAAACCAGGTGATCGACTCCGTCGACACCGCGATCGTCGCCGTCCTCACGGCCGTGGGCGCTGTCGGCTTCGTGGTCGGCCTCGTGCGCAAGGTGATCCTTACGATCACCGGCAAGAACGCCGCCATCGTAGGCTAGATAGAAAAAGTTCGAGTCCTCCCGTCTATACACCGGGTGTCTCGAACTTTTTGCTATTCACAGCTTATCCCCCGTTTTTACCCTGTCTATCCTTTTTCACACGAAACAACGTGGTTGAGCCATATTCTATCGGGGGAGTCTGAAAATTCCAGCAGGGGAGGGAAGTGGTGTGGACATTAAGCACCAACGCTTAATGTCACAAGTGAATCACCTGTGACTCACTGTGACTCACACTTGAACATGGTATAATTTTCATGGATTAGCCTATGAAAAAATTTGTGATCTGCTCCATCTGCCAAAACCCGTTCGACACGGATGATCTGAGCGGACTTAATGTGCGGTGCGCAATCAAGGTCGGCCATCTGTACTTCTGCGCGTCGTGCGTGGAGGCGGCCAAAGCCGACAACGACTGGATACATGAAAAACAAAAAGCACGAGCAGCTTCAGTTGAGCATCATGTGCGCGAATGAAGGCTGCGGTCGGCCATTCGGAACGTTCGAGTATGACGGCAAAAAGTTTTGCTCGGAAACTTGCATGTTTCTCTACATCGCCTTCCAAGGCGAGGAAGGAGCGGCGCATGAGACCCCGATTCTCGATGCCTCCGCTCAGGTTTAACTATTCCCGACACCTGCCCGCGATCAGTCGCGTGCGCGTGCCGAGAGTCGTACTGCCGATGCACTGTTTCAGGATCAAGGTCGTCTACTCGCAAGAGCGCAGGCGATGCATATACATCCTGTTCAAATAGCTTACCGGTCGCCTGAACCGCGACTGATCCACCATAGCCCTACTCCCAGCCTTCCGGTTGCAAGAGTAGGGCTTTTAATCCGTTACATATCAAATGCACTTCAAAGAATGGAACCGGCAACGGATGATTCGCCGGGCGATCTACTCCGCCATCTACCTCATCTTCTGCCTCTCGATGATCCTCGTTTTCGGCCGGAAATGACCACTTCCCCGCCCTCCCCTGCTCACAGGATATCCACAGTTTATGCATGGTTGAGCCACTTGCTTGCCATAGCGGTCAAGCGTATGATATAGACATAAGCCGATGCCCTAGCCCGCGCACAAGCCGGGTGAGATAATAATACACATGAAAGCTATACGAAAAATCTATGAAATGATAATGAGGTTCCGGATCAACCGGAGCATTTTGCGTGATAGAAACATGGATCATGACGCAGCCATGCGCGCGATCCTGTCGAAGATTAAAAATTAAAGCTACACAAATGCCAATACAAATCAGAAAGGCCGAGAGGTCGCAGTCGAAGCTGCGCATCGGGCTCGCCGGTCCGTCCGGCTCCGGCAAGACCATGAGCGCCTTGAAGCTCGCGCGTGGCATCGCCGGACCGCAGGGACGCATCTGCATGATCGACACCGAGCGCGGCTCGGGCGATCTCTATGCCGACCTTACACAATATGACATCATCACACTCACACCACCGTATCAGCCGGCCAAGTACGTCGAAGCCATCGAAGCCGCCGAAGATGCCGGTTATGACGTTATCATTATCGATTCGCTCTCCCATGCGTGGACCGATGAAGGAGGTCTTCTTGACCAGGCAGATAAGCTTTCCGCCGGCGGCAACCGTTTCACCGTCTGGGCAAGCCTTACTCCTCAGCACCGCAAACTGGTTAATGGAATGCTTAACTGCGACAGCCACATCATTGCAACGGTCAGAAGCAAACAGGATTATGCTATCGAACGCGACGAGAAAAGCGGCAAAAGCTCGGTAAAGAAACTCGGCATGGCGCCGGTCCAGCGTGAAGGCATGGAATACGAATTTACGGTTTTTATGGATATCGAGCAGAATCATGTCGCCCACAGCTCGAAGGACCGTACCAATCTTTTCAAGGATTGGGTAGACACGATCAATGAAGGCACTGGCCGGCTCTTGATTGAATGGCTGAATTCGGCCACCAAGAAAGATACGAAGCAGACGAATAAGCAGAAGCGCTCGGCCGGCAAGAAAGGCACAATCATGGGACTGGTGAATTCGATAAGCGAGGAGAAGCTCTCGACCGGCGTAGAATACATGGCGGTAGTGAAGTCGCTGACCGAGCTTGCCCTCGAGGAGGCGAACTACGATGAGATTATCGGGCGCCTCCGCGTCAGGTTCGATGATCTCGTCGACGCCGGCGTCATAGACCGCACCGGCAAACGCCTGAAGAAAGCTGAACCAAAGGTCGAAGCCACGCCAGTCGCAGAGACTGCAAAAGCATGATCATCGTATTTTTATTCGTATTCTTCGCGGTCCTCGTGATCGGCCTGCCGATCGGCCTAGTCCTCGCCGTGCGGACCGGCTGGAAATTAGGCAAGAAGATAAACAAAAAAATCAATGACTGAAAACGAAACGAGAAAGGCTCAGGCCAAGGTGAGCAAGGCTGAATTCAAAGCATGGCTGCGCAAGAAATTCTTCGAGATCAGCGGCAGGTTCGTGCCGCCTGTGAACGAGGAGCTGGACCAATTATCAGACGAGGTTTATAAAAAACTCAAATGAGCATCGCAATCGAACGCATAAAATCCAAGGCAGAGGAGCTGGCCGGCATCCGCAAGCTCATGCGCGAGATCGAGGAGGTGAGCCGGAAGAAGTTAGCGGACTTGCAGGCCCAGAAAGACAAGCTCTCCGAGCTCCTGATCGCCGAATTCAACAAGGAAGGGCTCTCATCCATCAAGACCGAGGACGGCGATACCTATTCAAAAGCCACCCGAAAAGGCGTGGAAGTCACCGTCGAATCCTACGCGCTCGAATGGGCGATCAAGCACCGCGCCGTTTCCATCAATCGCACGCTGGTCAAGCAGAAGCTCGAGCCATTGATCGGCAAGGGCGAGAAGCTGCCGGATGGTTTCATTTACAAGGAGGTCGAATTCATCAGCTGCCGATCCGCGCCGAAGAAGCCGGAAGCGGTGCTAAAATAAAATGAAAGGAATCAATAAAACATTATCCAATCTTGGCAAGGAGATGGCGAAGGTATCAAAAAATAATCAGTTCAAGCAGATGCTCGAGCTCGTGACGATAGCCGGTTACACAGTCGATGATGGCATCATGTTCTATGGCATCATGAAAATTCTCGAAAGCGGGATGGCCGATAAGTTTATTAGCGCTTTCAAAAGCAAAGACAAATGATCAAACGCTACAACATCACCACCTGCAAGACCTACCAGTCGCAGGGCCAGGAGAAGAAGTACTGGCCGAACGTGGGACAGCTCACCTACTTCCCGGCGTACCAGGACAAACCAGAGGGTTACCGGCTCGAGCTTAATATGTTTCCCGAGCTGAAACTGTTTGTCTTCGAGCAAAAGCCCCAGGGAACGGACGCGGAGCCCCGGACGGAGATAGATGCCGACACGAGGGCCGTGCGCACGGCACGCGCCGATTCCAAAGGAATGGCGGCGGTAGCGGCGAAGGGCAGAAAGCCCATCGGCGATCAGATCGAGTATCCGACGGAAGAAATCGATCCGGATTCGATTCCCTTTTAGCCATGTCAAACTTCTTCTCGACATTCATCGGCGCATTCCTCGTCACGTTCATCCCGAGCATGGTGATCGTCTTCATCCTGCTCCGAAAATAATCCACATCTTATCCACCTATATGCGCACGGCCGGAGCTCGCGACGGTCCGGCTGTCGGCGTAGAATGTGCAGACCATAATGGCACTGCATCGAGACTTCAAGGGTGTGTGGATACCGAAAGAGATCTGGCTCGCGCCTGATCTTAGTCTGCAAGAAAAGTGTCTGCTGGTTGAAATCGGAAGCTTCGAAAGGCAGAACGGATGCTACGCGACTAACAAGCACTTCGTCGAGTTCCTTGGAATGAGCGATCGGACAGTGAGATATGCGATAGCGCATCTGAAAGAGCTAAAAATACTGTCCGTTTCACAGAAAAACACGGCTGGAAAAATGATCAGGGTGATCAAAACCATATGGCAAAGATTGCCACATACCACCTGGCAAAAAACGGTCAAACCACCTGGCAAAGATTGCCATGTCTCTACTTATATACATAATAGTAATACAAGAACACAGGGGGGCGAAAAAAAGATGATTAAAATCAATGATAAAATCACAAAACAGGATAGGGATAATGTCTACAAAGTGCTCGACGCGTTCAAGATCGTGAACAAGTGCTATGACTCGCTCGGCCAGAACCCGAAGCAGTACGATGCAGCGATGCGGCTCATCAAGCGATTCGGTTTTAAAAACGTGATCATGGTCATCGCCATCCTTCCCTCGACGAACAAAATGACGTATGTTTCCACTATCACGACCCCGGTGAAGCTCGAGGAGAACTGGTCAGCCCTCGAGGCGCAGCTCTACAAGGAGCGCGAGAAAAAGAAGGACCGCATTATCATCTAACCATAAAAAATGTTCACAAAAGCGTACATAGCCAAGATGTCCGGGAACGACATGAGCATCATGATCGACCAGGACGAGATCGAGAAGGTCATCGACGCGATCAATAAAAAGCAGGTCGTGGTGATCCGCCAAGGTCTGATCAATCCGAGCTTCATCATCGGCATCATGCTTGACCACAAACGCGTCCGCGAATGGATCGAAGACATTGCAAGAGGAGACGAGCAGAAGCGCCTGAATGGGATCACTCCGATTCAGAATATCTTCAAGGGCACGCCGATTTACGATCGCATGTTGGCTGGCGATCAAGAACGTAAAAGGCTTGCTTCGCTATCCCCAGACTTATCCACATCACGCATCGAGGGCCGGAAATGATATGATACCCGCAACATGGAATATCGGATCAACGACCTCGGGCACGCCGCCGCGCTCCTCGCGACCGGCGTCAAGCTTGCAAAGCTCGAGCCGTCAGAGAGCGGTCGCTACAAGGTCTTCGTATTCCAATGCTCCGAGGATGACGCCGAGGCGACGATCGGCAAGTACCAGAGGCACGAGCTCATGATCGACGCCTATAACTTCTTCATGCAGATCAAAGAGCTGAAAAGCCTCGTGATGGAAGGCACGCCGAGGCGACAGCGATAGAGAAACACGAACCATGGAAGCTAACCTAACTACAAACGAATACCGGCTTCTCAACATCATGAGGATGCGGCCCGGCTCCGACAACGGATTCAGCCGCGCCGAGCTCGTGGAAAAATCAGGCATCAAGGACGTGATGCCTATCATCCACGCGCTCCGGGTGAAGAAGATGCCGATCTGCCGCAAGCACCGCAAGTACTTCTTCGCGGCGATCGACGAGGACATCTACAGCCAGGTGAAGCAGCTCGAGGCCGAGCTTGCCGCGGTCATGGACGAGATCGGCGGCCTCAAGGCATCATCATCGACGCCAGGCAAGATCATGGTGACCTTGCCGGTCCGCCGCGGCGGCAAGGTCGCCTATGAGAAATTTGACGTTGACAATGACGGCAATCCAATCGTGCCGGAAGGCACCGTGCTTGTATGAATAAAATATATAAATTCACAATCTACGGCAATCATAAAAGCAAGGCTGGAAACGCGCTTCCGAAACTCAAAATGACCGGAGGACAGCATTGGACTCCGGGAGCAAAAAATTATGTTGCCTGGAAAAAGCACGTTGTTGATCAATTCACCAGCCAGCTTCTGAATACGCCGGATGCCCAAGAAATTCTGCGGAATATCGCCATCACAAAAAAGCCGCTTGTCCTCGGGCCAAAGGGTGCCACGATGAAGCTTAAAATCTATTGGGCTGATGAGAAGCATTGCGATCCGGAGAATGCATTCGGATCGATCGCTGATGCATTATTCGTAAACGATAAACACTTGAATGGTTCATTCGTTGCAAAGCATGTGAATGATGAGGGAGGCCGAAGTGACGGATTAATCGATGTCGAAATTATTATAAATTAAATTAAATCATGAAAATAACCAAATGGTACAATTCGGACGTAGTCTACGAATCAAAAAAAGAGAATCTTCGGGAATCTGTCATTGAAGCTGTAGAGGCACGCGCAGACCTCGGTGGCGCAAACCTCCGTGACGCAAACCTCCGTGGCGCAGACCTCGGTGGCGCAAACCTCCGTGGCGCAAACCTCCGTGACGCAAACCTCCGTGACGCAAACC